CCTCATAGATGCTCCACGTTGGCGGCTGATCAGCCAACCAATCACCCGCGCTGATGCTGGCGGTCACGTCAGCGGAGCGCTCAGCGCCAAGCGGTTGGAGCGTGATGAGGGAGCGCCCATTCATGTCGCGCTTCATAATCAGAGCGCAGCTCATCGCCTTGAGCATTGAGTCAATCACGTCACGAACCTTCACCCCATCGCCGCTGATGGCTCCGCTGAAGGTGAAGGCGCTCGCGGCGTCATAGGTGAGGAAGCTCGCCTCATCAATCTCTGTCGAGGGGATAGCCAAGCCTATGGAGTAAACATCATAGGTTCCAAGCTTGGCATCGCCGCCGCCGCTCTGTAAGAGCTTGAGCATGATCTCACCTGGGCGCTCACGGTCAAAGATCGCGCCCCCATATATCTCAGCGCGGTCAAGGTCGGGCCAATCGCCAAAGCTGCTCACCAAGTCCCAATCTTGAGCGGGGTCGAGGTGGATCACATAGCCCACCGTTGAGCCGTCATAGGTGGCGCTTGTTTGGTGAGTGGCCTTGATCCATTGGAACTTGGTCTCCTCATCGCGGCGGTCTACATACTTGATTTGTATGTCATAGCTCTCACCCGCTGTGGCGGTCGCAGGGAGGCCAAGGGAGTCCTCGACCAACATGACGAGCTCCCGCCATTGATAATAGCTGCGGGCGATGCCTCTGAAGTTGTAGCCAATGGGGCGTTGACTCTGATTGTCAGGGCAGCTGAAGATACGCTGAAAAGAAGCGCGCCGCTGACCTGTGCGTGGGTCTTCAGGGAAAAGGGCCTCGCTATCCACAGGGCGAATGTCAATGGGATACCAAAGGCGATACCGAAGCCATAGCGGATTCCGTGGCCCGTCAGAAGTCCAATGGAGCGCCCCAAAGGCGGCGCCATCATCCCAAGTCAAACCGCTGTAAGAGCCTTGAGTGAGGAGCACCCTTGGCCTCACGCCTCCAGGATCGCCATTGGAGGTGATGATGATGGTGTTATTATCGCCAATCTGCCACCGCGCCCACGATCCATCATAGCCTGTGAGAGCTGCGCTCTGATTGTTGAGCTCCTCAACTACCACCTCAGGCCATTGTTTGACCTCACCTGAGCCAAGCTCGACCTGCTTCACCTCAGCCTGTGAGTTAGTCCTCACGGGGATATAGGTGGAGGTTCCTGATGTGTTGTAGCTGCTGATCGTGGAGTCATAGTTGACGAAGGTTCCACTCTTGCTGACAGGATAAAACACCTGCTCTGTGGAGTTCTCATAGCGCCCCTCAAGGCGGGGATAACGTGGATGATTGCGCTCAGCGATGGGCTCCACGCCATTGGGGCCTTGAATCCAAAAGTGATCGAGCTCATCGGGCTGATTGAAGCTCATCTGGAAGGTGTTGGCGGTGATTGAAGCGCGCTCAATGTAATAGTCTGAGCCGCCGTCTTTGAGGTAGGTGGCCCACTCTAGATATGAGCCTTCGCGCCCTGTGTAATAGTGGAAGTCTTGGAGGAGCTTGGTGGAGTTGCGGCCCCGCTCTGTGATCTCTCCATCCAAGAGCGCGATGATTGGGGTGAGGCTCAAGCTGACTGTGCCACCCTCCTCCACTATGGGTGAGCTATCGAGGAAGCCATTGACGATCTGGGTGAAGTCGGTGAGCGTCCCGCCAGGGAGCTCTTGAGCTACCCACAGCGAAGCGCGCCGCCCTCTAAAGGTGGTGATGGCTGTACTGACCTCAGGGACGTTGGTTCCACCTTGGGTGATGAGGTGGGTCTGACGTTGGGAGCCCCCCACCGCCCTATCACTTACCGTGAGGCGATCCCCTCCCGCGATAGCGGTCACGCCTGTCACCTTGAGCGTCTCAGCGCCAATGTGAAAGAGCGCGGGATAGGTGACGCCGCTGACCGTGGTGTCAATGTCGAGCGTCCCGCTGTCGGTCACATACTCCAGCTCAGAAGTGATCTGAGCTCTAAAGGGAGCTGATGCCCTAGCGCCACAGCGCCCAAAGATGACTGAGGGGTCATTGGCTCCCCCTCTCACCCTGTCGCTGTAGAGCGTGATTGAGATGGGTGAGTAGCTCGCAACCCCTCCGCTTGGGTCGAGGTTGGCAGCATAAGCGCCCACGCTGTAAATCCCCTCAACGTCCTCATAGCTGATCCCGCTCACGATCTCTGAGGCGAGGTTGGAGGAGCTGGCGTTGAATGAGCCTGAGACATAACGGACAGGGAGCCCCGCCACCTCAAGCGCAAAGACGCGCCGCGCTCTATCGTCTGTAATGCTCATTATGCCTCCACGAATAGGTCAAAGAGATGAACCGCATAAATCACCACTTCCTCAGCGGTCACTCTGAGGACGAGCTCATCACCGCGATTGGCTGGCGGGATATAGAGCGGGCGAGGTGGAGTAGGCGCTGACAGCCCGCCGCTTGGGAAGGTGTAGAGCCTAGCGCCCGTGTTGGAGCGGTTGACCTGCACAGCGTCCCCGCGAGCTGAGGCTTGGAGGTGCGTTGGGTAGATGAATTGACAGCCCTCATCAATCTTCGTCCCCACGCTGCCGCCGCTGATCTCATACAGCTCTAACAAGATGCCTGGATTGTTGAGGTCTGAGGTGTTGGCTGTGCGTAGGCCATACAACACCTCAACCCCAATCCATTGGGAGGTGGGTTGGCTGAAGTAGAACAGGTCATATTCTTCGGTCGCGCCCTTGCTAGGCGAGCCAATCCAATTCTTCTCATAGGCGCCCTTGGTGTAGTTCAAGAGGCTGTAATCTGTCCAAGTCGAATGGCCCACATGATAGAAGCCCGCTGACCTAAACTTGACCTGATTGAGTTGCTTGAGCGCCATCGCCATTTGAGCCACAGGAGCTCCCAAGGTCACTACGCCGTTATAGGCTGAGCGAGATGAGGGGAGCGGCTGAAAATTGGTAGGTGTGGCCATGTTAAATCCCCCACATCACAAAGCCCTTAATGTAGGGCAGCAACGGAGCATTGGTGGCGTTCCGTGAGATGCTCACCAAGCTCAGCCAATTCTCTCTATCATTCTCAAAGCCAGCTCGATAGATGCTGAGATTAAAGGCTTGGCTCATGTCCTCATCTTGGTCGGGCCTCACCTCAATATCATAGGAGCTCCAGCCGTTAGCGGTCACGGTGATCTCTTGGCCCATGATGACATAGGTGACTGAGCTATCAATCACGCCAATGTTCACCACGTTGAGCCAGACCTTGATGGTGTAGAAGTTGCCACCCTCAAACGCCTCATGAGGGATATATACAGGGGAGTAAAGAACCTCCATATCACCCACCCCCACATAGAGAGCGGGCGCTGGGTCGGTGTCGCTTGTTGGCGCGGCGTTGAGGTTGTCCACACCACTCCATGAGGCGTAGACCATTGGGCGCCGCCTCAGCGTCTCAATGTTCTCCAACATGTTGACGCCCCACCGCGAGCTCAGCGGATAGTCATTCCCCACGCGATTGATCCCAAAGGGCGTGAAGGCATTAAGGAGCCCGTCAGCTTGAGCCCCTGCGCTGACAGGCGAAGCCTTCGCGACCCAATGCGCTGCCAAGCTTCTGAGCTCATGGTGATTGGGTGAGCCCGCCGTATGCTTCACCTCAATCGAGAGTATCCCATAAGACTGAGAGGGCGTTGAGGTGACGGTGATTGTGCTCTCAATGACGTGAGGCCCCGCGCCTGTGCTCAACACCTCATCTGTGTAGGAGCTCGCCCCAATAGTCAGCGTTGACCTGACCCCACCTGGGCCAAGCGCGATGAAGTGAACATGGAGGTCATAGTGGTCGCGGCTCAAGATGGGGATGACATACTCCACCATTGGCTGATAGGTGAGCCCCTTCTGAGTGAATTGACCCTCAGCCCAAGCTTGGCTCAAGCAGTTATGGGTACCACCCACCGACCAAAGATAGTTGGCCGTTTGGCTCATAAGGGTCACAGCGCCCTCACCTATAGGCTGACCCGCCACCACCGTGGTCTCATCGGCGAGAGTGGGCGGTGATGTGAAGCTGTTGCTCATAGGTGCTCCAATCTCATTTGGACGGGGACGCGCCGCTTGAGGTTGCCAAAGGCGAGGTCATAGGCAGCGGTCACGATCGAGCAACGGAGCCGCCCTTGATCGCCATTATCCTCTGAGGTGTAGATGAGGTCATAGGCCGCTTGGGAGCTTGTCACCAAGGCTGACCTCAGCGAGCGCCTTGAGTCACCCCATCCTTGATAGAAGTTCACCCGCTCACCGTTGGGAGCGTATGGGATGAAGGCGTCAGTAAAGTGACGGTAGAGGTCACGCTGATCAAGGAGGGCGTCAAGGTCGAAGCTCAGCGCGCTCGTTGTGTATGTGCCAATGAGGTTGGCTGTATAACCGCCGCCAATCTTGCGCCGCGCCTCCGTCACACTGTCCACAGCATAATGATGATTCTGATAGGGCCGTGTTGGGAACAACGCGCCAGGGAGAGGATAGTCAGCGGTGAGCCTGTTGACGTTCCCGCCATAAGTGGTGGTATCTGGAACCTCATCACCTGAGAAGCCTAAGCGGTCGCGGAAGCTTGAGGAGAGCCAAGTGAAGCTCCCCTCATAAAAGACGTCAACATGGCCCTCATTATTGAGGATGATCCTGATCTCTTGGCCGCTCTGATCTCTGATGAGCTCCTCAAGGCAATCAGCGGGAGCTAGGTCATCTAGGTCAGCAGAGCCGCGCTCGCGTAAAGCACAAACCACGTCTTGAGCGGGCCATTGATCGTTGCTCACTCTGAAGGCGTCAAAGTTCGTCCCCAACAAGTTATCAAAGCGATACTCTGGGCTGAGGAAGATTCCCCGAATCCAATCATTAGAGGCGGTGACGCTATAATTGGCTCCATCCACCACCGCCGTGGCCACCCCCAAACCCAGCTCATCAGCGCCTAAATTAGTGACTCTGAAGATGCCGTCAGAAGTGATCTTCACCTTATCGTCAGCGGTGAGGCTCACGCTCCATGTGGTGTTGAAGGTAGCCACAGAGTTGAGCGCATCGCTGAGGGTGCCTGGCGCATAGGTGGGAGTGGTATCGCCCACGCCTCGACCATTGAGGAAGTAGAGCCCATCCTCATAGACCCCCGCGCCTGTAGCGTATGAGGGGAGGCTCACGTTGACCCCTGCATAGGTCACAACGTCAACCCCTGCCCAATCGCGAGCGTCAAAGGCAGCCAAGAGAGCGAAGTTAGGGGCGGGTGTATTGTAAGGCATCTCAGTTCCTCCTCATTGGCGCGCCGCGCCGCCCTGCATTCTGTAGGCGTGTGATCCTGTCTGCAAGCGCCACCTCAGCCGCTCGCCTTGTGTCATAGATCACCGCGCCGCCAAAGTTAATGTTGAACACCATCGCCTCAGATTGGGCGCTCTCCCTCTCAGGGGTCGAGGCTACTTGAGGAGCTCCGCTTGGTGAGGCTGTAGTCCCACCACCTCCACCGCCACCAACGCCAAGCGCTCCAGCTCCAGCGCGAGCCGCCCCCGCAGCCGCAGCATATAGCCCCGCGCTCTTGAAGGATGCGGCGGCGTCAGCGGGATTGATAAACAACTTGGCGAGGCCATCAGCGGTCATCATGAGCGCCCTCACCCCTGACTCAATCGCCAAGCCCTTGAGCACCTCACCCGCCGCCTTCTTGAAGCCCTCGCCAAAGAGGAGGGAGGCCACGCCCGCTTGAGCTAGGCCCTCTCCATACTTTTCAATAGAATCGCTGAGCGTCTCAATGAGCTCCTGTTGTTCCCTCAGCGCCTTGTCTCTGTCCTTTTGCTCATCTGCCATTCGCTTCTTGCGGCGCTCATCCCTCTCCTTGTCCAAGCGGTCAAGGCGAGCCATCTCCTTCTCCTCAGCGGCGTCCATGATGGCGGTTGTCTCAAGCTGATATTGGGCCTCAACGATCTGTCGCTTTAGTGCGTCATCCTTGGCGAGCTGAAGCCCTACCTCATAGCGCTCGCGAGCCAAGGCGAGCAGCTCATCATCGCCCTCTTTAGTCAGCTTGATCTGTAGCTGCCTGAGCTGGCTCTCGAGCACGAGCTGTCGCTGCTGTTCGATCGCGAGCTGCCTAAGCGCTGCCTCTTGCGCCTTGATGCTGTCGGTCGCACCGCCTCGAGCCTTTGCCGCATCTGTATTGAGCTTGGCGATCTGCTGAGCTAGTTTAGTGTCTTTGAGCGCCTCCTCATTTAGCTTACTCAAGGCCACTGTGTGAGCATTGATGAGTGCGTTCAGCTGTGCTCGATTCATCTTTTCTATTGAATCAAGTTGGGCCTGCTTTGAGCGCTCGACGTTGTGCCGCCTAGTTAAAAGCTCTGCCTCGCTTTGAGCTTCGACCTCTGCTTTAAGCGCCTCAACACCTGCGCGCCTAGCTGTGAGCTCTTTAGCTTTAGTTCTTAGGCTTTCTTCAGTTTGAGCCTCTAGGCTTTTATATTGGCGCTCTGCCTCTTGCACCTCTGTATATGTGGCCTCAATAGATTTAGCCAGATCGTCAAAGACTTTCTTAGTCCGCTGAATTGCGATTTGCTGAGACGCCATAGCCTCTTTCATCGCAGTTTCAGCAAGCACCCTCTCTTGGTATGTGGCGTTCACATTTTTAAGCGTCTTGAAATACGCTTGAGTTGCCTTAGTTGCAGCTTTCCTAGCTTCTCTCTCATCATAAAGCACCTTTGATTGGCGCTCTGTCCTGTTCTCGAGAAGCTCCTTAGCGAGCTGTGCTCTTAAGTTAGCCTCAACATATAAATTGAGGGCCTCCTTTGCTGGTACTAAACCTCTCTCCGCCAAGCTCTCTAGCTTTTGAGTTAAGTCTGATGCTGCCTGAGCTAGTGCTCTTTGACGATCCTCAAACAGCTTGGCCTCGCCTGATGCTTGCCTATATGCCTCATAAGCTGCACCTACTGCTGTCACAAGTAGCGCGAGTGGCCCTAGCAGAGTGGTAATACCGAAAGAGCCTTGACCTATTGAGATCGCAGCCTCTTTGAGGCCATTAAAAGCAGCCGCTCCCTCTGAGATGGCATTAGACAAGCTGTTGATGTTTTCGCCCATCTGTTGGTTGGTCTTTCCAACAATATCGCCAACGCCTTTAAAGGTTTCTCCAATGCCCTCGGCGCCATCTTTAACGAGGTCGAGTCCTTTGAGGGTTTCCTTTTGACCTTTGAGTTCAACTTCAATCTCAATGGTATTCTCAGCCATGTTGGGCCTCCTGTATTGCTTGCTCTCTTTGCCTCATCAACAGCTCCTCTGTGTTGTGATGTAGCACGTCAAGCGCTTCAATGATTGCACAGGTTGGGCGCGGATAGCTAGATTCAATGGAGCTGAGCCCTTGCCTATGTCGGTGATATACATCAATCAATGAGGCCAAGCGGTTGGCGTCAGCAATAGGGCAGCGCCTCACCTCAAGGTCAGAGAAGCTCCCGCCGCAGTTGGGCGCCACTCGATAGCCTGGCACAAAGAGCCCCCGCTCATCTCGCTGAGCGAGGGGGAGCCCCTCGCGGAAGGCGCCGCCACAGTTCCCACGCTGCCGCCTCAATGCAGGGCGCGCCTTGCATTGGTCACAGCTCCATCCACGGCCTCCGCTGTTGGCGAGCCAAACAGAGGAGGCGAGCGCTATTTTCCCGCTTGGCCTAAGAGGCTCATCCGTTGGATATGTTGGACGAGCTCGCTGATGACTTGGAGGCGGTGAGACTCAGGCTTGATCAGATCGACCTTGCCCTTGGCCTCCTCGCCGTCAATCTTGATCAGCGCCACGTTGACCATCTCCACAAAGACCTTGTTGAGATAGCTCTGATAGAGGGCGAGCGCCTCACGCTCATCTTCAGCGAGCTCATGATGCCAGCGCGCCTTGGTCTTTGGCTCCTCAGGTGCTTCCACCCAAAGCATCCGACCAAGCTCAGAGCGAGTGTAAGCCCCCGCCTTGACCTCAGCCGCCTCGCGGTCACTAGGTGAGAGCGCCTTCAAGGTGAAGATCGTGGCCCCCTCATATCCCCCCAAGTCATTCATGTCACCGCTGAGGAGGTAGGCTTGAGCCTGTTCATCAGTCGCGACCACCGCAGGGTCACAGGTGACAACCACGTCAAGGGTCAAGTCAGAGTCTGGGAGGAATGAGAGCGCCATGATCAGATACCTTTACCAAGAGCCAAACGGAACGGCGTATTATATGCCTTGCCTGTGTCAGCAATATCACCACCAAAGCGCGCTTGTTTGTAGGTGAGCTGTTGGCGAACAATATCATTCCCGCTTGGATCATACTTGGATGGATCAGCGGTGAGGTAGGCAGCGGGGAGCATGAAGGCGCCACCCTGACCGCTCGCCAATGGGCCAAAGCCAATCAAGACTTGGCGGAGCGTCCTATTAAAGAAGTCATCATTGATGGTGGTATTGACATTGGAGAGCGTGAGGCTGAGCTCCACGTCCACGTCACTCACCTCCATGTCACTCATGGCCAAGATGCTATTGCTGTGACCCTTTGGTGTGAGCGTGTTGGTGACAGTAAGGGTGAAGTCATCCACATCAAGGGTGATCCGTCCCAAGGTGTCACCTGTGGAGGCGTCCGTGGTTGAGGTCGGTGAGCCGCTTGAGATGACCGCATAGCTGCCACGGAAGAAGCAGGGAGCTCCTGAGTTATAGACAGGCTCAACAGGCCCAACAGCGTTCCCATGATCGTCTTGGATGAGCGCCGCTTGATAGGTGAGATCAGCCATGACGCGCCCATTGTCGAGGGTCAGAGACAATGTCTCAAGGCGGCAGCCATAAGCGTATGAGCGGAAGTCAACACCATCAACACGGAAGCTGAGTGAGTGAGTAGTTGAGCCCATGTCTCCACGCTGAGCAGGGAACCAATTCTCTAGGAGATAGACAAGCTGGCCGCTCGTATCGCTTGAGAAGGCAGGGCTGACGGTCACGTTTCCGCTCACGTCATCATCAGTCACCGCGCTATACTCAGCGCGCCCATTGATAGGCCCAACACCAATCAAGCTCCCCACAGAGTAGTCTGTGCTTGTCGCTGTGGGCGTGAAGGTGTTGACGTCAATGGCTGTGGCCACGGTATCACTGTTGATCCCCGCCAACTGACGGAGGAAGCCACCACCCAGCAGATGACCAAGATAGTTGCTGTTATAGTTGGTTGAGCTCGCCCCAATGGTGGTGAGGTCGACACGGAGATTCACCTGACCTGTGCGGCGGCGAACACGCGAGCCACCACTCCAAACGGTGTCAGGCTCAGGGGCGTTCCCATATGTCCCATCACGGGCGTCATTACGCTCAGAGACAACCACATCACCATAGATGATGATTGGGTCACGCTCGCAAGGGATAGAGGTGAAGGTGAGGCCACTGTTATCAGGCAGCCCTGTTGAAGCGCTGAGTGAGCCAAATGATGACTCCACCGCCACGCTGAGAGTTCTATGAGTGACGCTCATAATGCCTCCAAGTAAAGCAGATCAAAGGGGAATGAAAGAACCAAGGCGAGCGCCTCAGTTGTGGGGTCAAGGATTGGCTCCGTGGTGGGATCACCTGGGATCAAGCTGACGATCCCTGTATTCACCAAGTCGTATTGAGGCCCCTTCAAGGTAACGAGGAGGGCCGCAGCATCCTCCGCGATCATGCGCTCCATGAAGCGAGTCTCACCAATGTCATATCTGACGCGGAGGGTCACGGTGGCGCGCCGCCTCCCGCTGATCCCCGCCTCCCCGTCATCAATTCCAAAGGTATCTAGGCGGAGCTCAAAGAAGCGGTTGGTGTGCTGATGGGCCTCAAGCGGCCCCACTCTCCCTGAGCTGTTGATACTAACGAAGCCATGATGGCTGTCAGTCTTGGGGAGGGTGGCCTCAATTTGGCCCTCTAGATAGTCGAGCGCTGAGAAGATGCCTTGGCTCATGAGCGCCCTCCTTGAATCTTGCGGGTGATGGCGAGCTGTACCGCTGAGACTAACACATTCACATCACGCTGAGATAGGCCAAGGAACTCACGATCATTGTTCACCTCATAGCCATAGTGGCGAACGTGTTGAGTGAGCCCAATGATAAAGCGCTGAGCGTCAGCGTGGAGGATGACAAGATTGTTCATGAGCGTCCCACTGAGGACAAGATCAACAAGCGCGCTGGAGCCTCGACCCATGCGGCGGCTCTCAATCTTATATTGCTTATAACCGTCCTTGTAATAAACGCTCAGCCCTGTCCTCGATACTCGCCCGCCCTTTGGCTTCAGCCTAGCGCCACGATAAGAAACATATAAAGGCCGTGTTGAGTAGTCGATAAAGGGAGCTCCGTTGGCGTCAATGCCCTTGCTCGTCCTCAGCTTGATCGCCGCTAAGGTGTCAGCAGCCAAGCGCGCTGAGTCCTTAGCAGTCCACAGAGATGAGGGGAGATTGAGCTTAACCTTGGCGCCCATGACTAGTGCCTCATGCCTCTCGTTGGGGTGAAGCTCTGATCATATTGAGTCTTAGAGTAAGACCGCCAAGAGGCTCTGAGGTCGCGATAGCTCCCGCCCTTCTTGGCAATATCCAGCTCACCCTCATCCACCACGTTGTCCCCATCGCGGTCTAGGGCCAAGCTCCTCAAGCTAATATCCATCAGCTCCATGCAACGCTCACGCATAGCGGCGGCGGTGTCGAGCTGATTGATCATCTCGTAGATACGCGCCGCTGTACAGTAGGCGTGAGCATTCTGGAAGCTGTGAGCGTTAAAGACTTCATCCTCAGTCACGTCAGGCTCATCTTTAAGGTGGTCACGGATGACAAGGATGAGCTCTTGAAGCGCGGCCTCCACTTGAGGAGCGAAGGAGCTCTGACGGCGGGGAACCATGTCGGCAAGCTGAGGGAATTGGCTCACAAGCTCATCATGACTCAACCCTGTATCAAAGGGGCGAGGCGTGACCTTGATGAGCCCCTTCTCAAGCTTTGGCGCGGTCTGCTGACCAAGGTCATGGGAATAGCTCACCGTCCAAGGATAGTAGCCCGTGGTGTTGGTGATGGCTGTGGGGATCGTCCCATAGTACATCCCAAAGACAAGCGAGGCGCTCACGCTGAGGTCGATCTCACGGGGGAGCGGCTCAGCTAGGATGGCGGTTGTCCCAACCATCCTCACCACGGTCACGCTGTAGATGCTATCCCCATCGGTGACGAGATAAGCCTTGAGCTGATCAGCTTGGAGCGCGCTCGCCTGTGAGTTGACGGTGAGCGTCCTCCTGTCATTACCAATGGCGCTGACGGTTGCGTCTGCTCTTGTCTGAGTGAGGGTCACAGGTGAGGAGCTCCCCACCGTCAAGCTAGGCGCTGCGCTCAATGGCCCAGGCGCTACCCACTCAAAGACCCTTGACTGACCTGTAACAGCTTTGATCATGGCGCGGCTCCGTTGGCTTTGGTTATGTCTTGAGCTCTTGCTCTAGTGAGGTTCGCGGCGTCTACAAAGTCCTGACTCACAGGGCTCCAAGAGTGTCGGCAGTTATAACCGCCGCCGCTTGTTTTGACAGGCAGCCCTTGACCATTGTTGAGCCGCCTCATCTGTCTCTCATCAACTACCAAGTTAATCAGAGCGCGACAGAAGCCGCGAGTGATTCCATCCTTGGGGCCTGTGTATAGGTAGAGGTCGAGCCCATACACCTCAGCCGCTTTGGCCGTGATGGTTCGCCCATACTTGGCGAGCTCAGTCCTCACAACTGTGAGCTGGCGCCCTGTAGATTGCTCAAGCCTCTGAGATAGTCCACTCATGGCTTGATTGATGGGGACGTCCACCGTGATCCCTTGAAGCGCCGTTCTCACCGCGCTGAGCGCATCAGGGAGGATCACGTCTTGAAACACGTTATCCGCTGCGGCCATACCAACAGCCACAACGTCAGGAACGTCACCAATAGAGGCGCCCGACACGATCACCTGAATGGTGTCCATCGCCGCCTCAGTGATTGACGCTTGAGCGTCTATGAAGTCCTCAATCGCCAAGCCTAGACCACCTGTGAGGATGAGCTCACTCAGTTGGTCGCGTGGCAAGAGAAGGAGCTGCTCAGCCGAGGTGAGGTCGAGGGCCGCTTTGAGGTTGCCTACAAGCTCACGCTGAGCGCGGGCGAGCGCCCGCTTCATTCTTGTCTCTGCGCTGTACTCTGCTTTGAGCTCAGCGATCTTGGCCTTGATCAGCTCTTGGATTGGCCCACGGATAGCGCCCGCCTGTCTGCTGAGATCGTCAATCGCCTTCTTATCAGCGTCAACTCTCTCAGCAAGCAGGGCGGCGTGGGTTCGTCCACATGAGCAGATCACTTGACCTCTTAGAGACAGTCGGTGAGGACGAAGCCAAGGTTCCCGTCAATGACCTGGAACTTCTGTGACTCGTCAGCCCACACGTTGCGGCGTGTCATGTCGAGCTCGTCATACTGACCCGCCTTCATCGTCTCAAAGACCATGTTAGCCGCCGCGACAGGCATCATACGAACGCCAGAGCGAGACTGAACAGCATCAGCACCGTGGAGGATACCCATGAAGATGCTATCACCCGTCCAGATGTAGCTCTCAGAGCTAGACGCGCCAGGAACAGCGGTGTCTTGACGAGCCGCGCCGACCAAGATGTTGGGGATGCCGAGCACGTCACGGAGGACGCTGAGGACAACCTCATCATTAAGGACGCGAGCGCCGCTAGCCACCCCCGCTGAGCTGTCACCAAAGAAGCCACGGAGCTCACCTGAGCGGGCGAGGCTGCGGAAGACCTGACGGCCAAGAATGAGGGTGTCAGCGTTGAGGCCGTGAGCGTTCTCAAACACAACGTCCTTGAGCTCATGGAGGTAGCTGAGAGGCTCAGCGCCCGCCACGTCAAACTTCCCACCGAACTGAGCGGTTGAGGTCGCGGTGTTGAAGTTGCTCCCATCAAAGAGCGTGTCAGCGGCGCGCTTCTCCTTAGCGAGCTTCATGACGCGAGCGACCTTCTTGACGATCCGCGCCTCCTCGCTGCCAGGATACTGAGAGTCGATGATGTCCTCCATCGCGATCCCGTCCTGCGCTGAGTAGAGCTCACAGCGGTAGGTGAGGCTTGAGCGGTCGAAGCCACCGATACGAGCGCGTGAAGCACCTGGAGCGCGCTCAAGGTCGAGGCCCGCGCCAGCGCCCATGAAGTTACGGCTCGTCTCAAGGAGGAGCGTCCCGCTGCGCTGAGGGACATTGATGTTCTCGCAGACCTTGTCGGCGATGAGCTGAGCATCTGAAGGGACAGCCTCAGCAACAAGGTTGGAGAGAATCTCATCAACTGGGTGGATATTACGATATGAGCTAGCCATTTTGGATCACCTCCTACTTAAGCGAGTGGAGCGAGGCCACGGCTGAAGCAGATGAGAATCTGCTCGTTAGCGGCTGCTGAAGTCTGATTGATGTTGGGCAGGGTGAAGCCAACAGGATAGTGGGTTGACGCTGCGGCCTGAACCTCACCATCAGCCGCGACCGCGAGGACGGTAGCTGAGGTAAGGGTGAGTGAGCCGTTAG